AACCAGAAGAAAAGCAATTACCCGATTGCAAGACCGATCTACACACGAATACCTGTGTCCTAGAATATGCCCATGATATTATTCATGCCGCAAACCTCCAGAACAAGGATATTGAAGTGTCAATTGATTTTGATCTTGCGGTAAATTCAACATCGACTCTATCGGCAGCCAAAGCCAAGATCGAATCGGCGCTGGGTGCCATCATGGTATTTCCCAATTTCAAGAAGCAATCCTCAACGGCGTACATCCTCAATCGTGGGGTCATCAACCGTATGCTCAAAGAGGGATTCACTGAGGAATTCGTCCAACGTAATGGTAACATTTACAGCGATGAATTTGAATTCACTCAGAAGAACGTAAAACTGCTTGGCTATTATCTCACACACAAACTTAACAATGGCACCTAAAGTAAAACTCGTTAGTTATTCCAAGGTAGCCGATGAACTAAAACCCATCGGCGTCGAAGATTTCAGTATGGACCTTCAGGATCTTATTGCCTTCTGCGCAAGAGTTTCCAATCCGAAGAACCAATTCAATACCGAGACTTCCGACAAATTAATTCGTTACCTTATTCGCAACAAGCACTGGTCTCCTCTGGAGATGGTATCGGCGTGCGTGGAGGTAACCACTACACGGGATATTGCCCGCCAGATTCTCCGCCATCGTTCATTCTCCTTCCAGGAGTTTAGCCAACGCTATGCCGACCCCGTGAAGGAGTTGGACTTTGCTCTACGAGAGGCACGTCTCCAGGACACTAAGAATCGCCAGAATTCATTGAATACCGCAGATGAAGCCACAAAATTGTGGTGGGCAATCAAACAGCAAGAAGTAATTGATTTAGTATCAGAAACTTATAAAGCTGCACTTGAACGTGGTATAGCTAAAGAGCAAGCCCGCGCAATTCTTCCCGAGGGTAACACGGTCTCCCGCCTTTACATCTCCGGAACGCTCCGCAGCTTCATCCATTACATTGAGGTTCGTTCGGGTAATGGTACGCAGAAGGAGCACATGGAAGTGGCTCAGAATATGGCTGTTGCTCTTGCTCCCATCTTTCCAATGATCACTGAGTTTTCCGTAAACGCTTAAAGATCAAACACTTAGTTTTTACGCAATCAATTCCAGCATTTTAATGTTTACTTTGAACCATTTTTGTTTATTGTTATTGGTATCGATTGAGACATATCAAACTCTCATCAAATAACAAAAAACTCAAAAAGTAATATATGAATACGAATAACACCGCTAGTTCCAACACTACCGCTACCGCTACCGCCACCAACACTCCTCGCCGCGGAGTCAAGAAGCCAGAAGCCATGTCGCTGGTCACGAAGTTCAACTTCCCAACCACGCCGTTCACCATTAAGGACGCCGTCCACGCCATTGGTATTGACCATTGGTACGTTTCGGAGTACGTTAAGAAAAACGCGACCGTTGTAGGCGATGCGCCTAAAGCCAAGGGCTCCCGTGGTCCGGCTGCCAAGTTGTATCAGATCAGCAAGTAAATTGCTTCGGTAGGTTTTTAATCATTAAATCGACTGGCTACTAAGCAATTGGTAGCCAGTCATTTAGCTTATACCGACTATCAACGGTTTACGGAAGTTCAAACTATTTTGTCGGTTTGTTACTAATCAACAACTTATACCATATCTTTGTGTTTTACTTTTAGCTGGTTTATTGTAGGATTGTATCATAATGAATAACACACCTATCGAAAAGATCACTCTGAAATGCGTCGTTACCGGCGAATTGGTTACCTACCGCGGTTGGGACTACATCTCCAAGCGAATCCAGAAGGCTGGCTCGTTGGATGCTCTTCAAAAGACCTTTACTTCCCGCAAGGGCGCGAAGCTCTCTAAGGGCAATAGCTCGATTCTAATGGTTAAGTCCATGGATACCTCTGCTACCCCAAAGAAGCCGCGGAAAACGAAGCAACAGTCGGTGGACTCGTTTGTAGAGCCTAAGACCAAGAAAGCCAAGGGCAGCATCCAGATGTTTGGGTATGAAGCCCGCCTCGTGGATGGTAAGTACATCCTCTCCAAAGACGGTGAGGAATACACGCAATTCACGGCAAATCCTAACAATGTTTGAGCGATTGTTGACTATCAATCAGTTATAACAATCTAATTGATTTACAAACAGCCACATTTTGATACAATAGTTATTATGAAATTGACCACCAAACTTCCCAACGGCAAGCTCAAAGTGAACAAAGCTGCCATCATCGCCAAACTGCGCAAGACCTATAAGGCTCGCCACGAAGCCCTCGCACTCGGCGTCATCCAAGTCGGTCAGCGCGAGGCTACCGATGTCGCCCTCGACCTTGTTCGCAACAACGTCGACAACTTTATCAACAGCAACGAGGAATAAGATTATGAACCAGAAACAATTCGAACAATTCGATTCAATGAATAGCAGCCGTTACGAACACATCATTGCTCTCATCGAGCAGGAAGCACAGGAAGCCGTTGAGGACGGTTGCGGTGACCGCGCCGACGCCATTCTCGCAATCCTGGATGGTATCGCTCAGGACCTAAACCTCACCCCACGCGCCTAATCTCATGATCGACTTCATATCAATCGTACTGCTCTCCGTAGTTGCAATCATCTGTGCTTTTGCAATTGTGTGTTTGCTCTATTCCATATCTGTAACCGCATTTAAGCTCGTGCTCATGTGCTTTTTCCTATGGTTACTCATCGCCGTCATCAACTATATCTCGGCTCCAAAATGAACAAAATCTATTCGATTCTACTCGATGTAGTGGCTGCCAGTCTATTCGTCCTCTCGATGTGGCTTATGGGCAGAACCGATGAAAAATGGATTGGTATCATTGTGTTTGCTGCCGCCATGATTCTCCTCTACAAAGGCGACTCATTATGGGTGACCAAGCCAGAACCCAAAAACAAAACTAAAAAACTATGAAAATTATCTCTAAAATTCGTGCATTCATTTGGAACGGGCGCAACATCGCAATTTCTAATTTCATATCAGCGGGATTACTTGCTGCCGTCAATTTATACAGCATCAGTCTCCATGGGCTTGAACTCAATGTTTCACTCTTTGCGAATACCGTAATTGCTCTATCAAGTTTTTATATCGGCTTAATGTGTCTTAAAGAGTGCAATTACGAAAAGAAAAATAACAGCTAATGAGACTCTTCCTCTGCACCCTACTCCTCATTGGCTCATTACGGGCAAATGATTGCGTACCGCTTACCTACCAGACTCTTTCGGGTCTTATGGGTACACCGGTATCCTATAAGGAGTGGGTGCAGAAATTAGTACCGGATAGGCGTACGGCTCCCACACTCTTTGCTTCAATAGAAGCATGGAACAAACGGATGCCAACCACAAAGCTCCAGTGCATCTATGTGGTCTCCAAGGGTCTAGATGTAATGGACTGTAATGTGGACTTCGGCATGCCCTACCTCTGGATAGGACTCATACCGGATGAGCTTGCTGCCAAGGTACCCGGAAGTGTGGACAGGGATATGGCTCATGCCGCCCTCGCCATTGTGACCTCGGAAGAGGACTACATCATATTCCATACCGTTGAGCAAGGCGTCTATTACACCGAACGAATCACCGCCAAGGAATTCTTTAGTCGAACGTATGCCGTATTCCGCGTCCACTCCAAGTCTCCCATCAACTGGAAGCCATTACCATGAATGAAATCATCGTCTCCGGCGGCACCAAGCTCCAAAAGAAGCTGGTCATGGAAGCCGCCAACTATTACCTCAAAGACCTTATTCCAGCATATTCGGTCATGCTGCTGATTAAACTGCGTAAGGACCTCTTCAAGAAGGAGGGTTTAAAAGCAGATTGTATTTGGGAGGATGACCGTAATAAGCCGCGTGAATTCAATATCACAATTGATTCCAGTATGAAAATGCACGGCGTCCTAAGAGCACTGGCTCACGAGTGCGTCCATGTGAAGCAGTTTGTGAAACGAGAAATGTGTGATACCGGCAACTGCTACATTACGAAATGGAAGGGGCAGGCGTACCACACCAACAAGGGTAACTATTGGGAACTACCGTGGGAAATTGATGCGTATGGGCGCGAGGTGGGTCTCTACGAAATGTTTGTGACCAACAAACGCCATACCAAGAAACCGTGGTACGCTAAGGACCGAGACTATTAAGATTGTAATTTTATTTTATTAGAACTTACATATTCGTAAGTCAAATAACTGATAGGATCGGTACCAGAAAATGTTTTCATGTTATGAGGATCTCGCCAAAGTTCTAAATTGCTTACATCGATTTGTAAACATTTGTATTTTGGGTTTTTATAATCCTCAAAACCCTTAACTTTACACAAATTATTGTATTTCTCAACAAAAAATGTTGCAACATAAGTTGTGCGTCCCGAACTACGGCCCAGACCTGTTCCTATTTCCCAATCACTAGAAGATGGTTTTAAACCTTCTTTTAGTATTCTTTCTATGTTTTCGGCTTTCGACCAGTGGAATAAAAATTTAGGCCTTTGGGTTACGGCTTCGGTTACAAATCTAATTTCTATTTCATTTCCAATAGCGTATCTATCTAAAATGTTATAACCAATCATTCGCTGAGGTTTAAATGAACCATTATTAAGATCGCGAATGAGTTTGAGAATCTCTGTGTCTTGGGTTTTACCGGTATCTGGCAATTTTACGGATACGGATGTATTTCTGATCATAATAAGATCAGGCGAAATTTTATATTTCGACAAGGATTTTATCATATAATCCGTATCATATTTCATTTAATTCCCATTCCCTTGCGGACATCATGGTACATGGCGTCCTTATGAGCAGCCGACATTTTTGAAGGTGCTCCTGCATGGAAGGCTTTCTTATTACCCTCGGCAGCATGAGCACGCATCTTGCTTGCTGAAATACCGCTCACGCCTTCTGCATCCGGATCACGTTGTCCCGCAGAGTGGACGGTGATTGATTTAAAATTGTAGCCCTTGTGTCCACCAGCCGATGGCTTTCCATTGTACTTATGGAGCAGAGAGTGCATCTCCTTGGCGCGGTCGGAACCTACAACCACGTGTAAATGCTTCACACCTTTGTCGGACAGATGAGCCGCGTGATGTAGAATTGTTGGGCTTTCCTTGCTGGAAGCAACGACATTGGTGCCAGGAAAGGCGTGTTTGGCATGTTTTACTTTCTGAGCGCCTGTGAGTGGATTCTTCTTTGCGTCCTGCGAGTGAGACACCACAACAGTGTGTCCTGCATTATGCTTCTTTGCAATTTCATGGACCTTATTCACTACGGTTTCGTGTCCGTTCGTAATAGGATTCATACGACCGAATGCCAACACATGGTGCGAATCGGCTGCTGCGGCTTCCTTAATGAAATTTTTAAATGATAGCATAATTATTGTGCTCCGTGATACGCCTTAATGCTTCCGTCATGCTGCACGTGCCATGCGTGAATTTTTGTATTTGGATGCTTTTTACCCAAAGCTAAAGAGTGGTCGAGGTTCTCCTTACTATCATCATACACATGGACATTCTTGAATTTATGTTGGGCAATATGATGGTCAATTACACGCGCTTTCTTTTCGGCAACGCTACCGGGAGTCTTATCGTTACCCGCGCGGTTCACATGAATGTCGTGAATCGGTAGACCGTGCTTTTTGAATTTTGCAAGGTACTTATCCTTATCATTCATATCGCCTCTGGCGGTATTGATAATGATCTTGTGTTGCGGAGAATTCTTGATGTTATTATGAATCGCCTTCACCTTGGCCAACATCTTATGGATAGGATGCGATTCATCATGAAACTTTTTAGAATCCTGAAATTCACTATAATCGTAGTGATGTCCAGGAGATAGTTTATGATGATTGTACTCCGAATTGCTTAGCGATGCCACGTGCTTCTTTCCGTGCATCACGTGCACCTTTGCATTTGTCTTGAATAGAGTTTCATCCACATCAAACGAGTGGAGCGTTCCGTGTTCGCCTGATTCGGCTAAAAACTCCAAAAAAGACTTCATTTATTAAGCTGATTTTCCGGCACTCTTTAAAGAATCTAAAGGATCGCTTTGAGACCCAAATTTATGTGATTGAGTTGCAAATTTCTTGCCCTTATGTAAGAAATGAACAGATTGGCCACTATGAGTAACACTGATGTTTTTAGGATCTTTTAAAATGTGTTCATAATCCGAATGAGGATTAGATATGTGATGTTGCGTTCCCGAAGCCGTATTATATGTTGTATGTTTAAAAAAGTCATGTCCAGCTTGTTGAGCTGGTGTTTTATGAGCATGTAAAACATTTCTAATATGAGATACAACGTGTTCGTGATTGCCAGAATTTAAGTGTCCCTGCAATTCTGTTGCATGAGATTTTGCTACTTTACTTAACAATTCTCTATTATGAGAATGTACAATAGAAGACATATGCGGATTTGATTTCAGCATTGATTTTCGTTCTTCCTTATTTTTACCTGCCAATGCTGGAAATGCTTTTGTAATTTTGGCCTTATGTTTATCATGAAGGTCAGCAGCATGTTTTCCCGAGTGTTCTCTGCCCAAACTTGAACTTGGAAGATTCTTTGTTGATGTTTCTCCCACCTTTAAACTTATTCCGTGATGGGTTACTTTACCTGTTTTATGATGCTTAGTAGAAATATAAACATCCGAAGAATCTTGTTGTTGTGTTGCTGATATTCCAGTCACCTTTTTTGTATCACCTGGTTTTGATGTATGAAATACGCCTGTGATTTCATGACCGGGATGCGTTTTTCCTATATGAGCTTTAATATGTTCAGCCGCAGATTTAGCCTTTGCATGAATTTTTGTATAATCATCGTGATGAATACTGGCTTTTAATCTATCATGAGCCGCGGTTGGTGTTTCTCTTACCTTTGTTTCCGGGTGGATAAGATCATGTTTTTCCATATGATGTCCACCATTAAGATGTTTACCAACTAAAAGCTCATGAAGAGTGCCTCTGGTATTGTTTGTTACAGCGCCTGGCGTGCTTGAATCATCCTTTGCGGCTTCTGTAATTTGTTCAGTACCAGATTCGGCAATAACACTAATATATGTATTGGCTACGGAATGAAGTGATTGTAAATTGATCATGTTATTTAAGAACGAGTTTTAGCAAAGTTGGCTTTTGCAAATTCGGCACGATTCACCAGTTTGGTCGGATGAGTCTTGCCCTTGAATTTGTGGTTGATTACGAAACCTTCCGGCTTGGACTTGGCACCATTAATATGATGCTCCAGACCGCCTTCATGGGTCTCAAGGTTCTTCACCAAGGTATTTTTTGCAGCAGCTAAATGGCTGTGCATTGAAAAGAGATTGCTGTAATGTCCCGCGTGCTTCGCAATGTGTGAAACATGTTCGGTACCGGCAGAATGGTGTCTGGCAATGGCAGCTGGGGTCTTTACCTTACTTGCCAATTTAGCGTGATGCGACATAATGTGCTTTTGAAAGCCCTTTGTATTCGGAGTCTCGCCGCTGCGGACGGTCTGGTTAATGTAGTTTGAAAGATGACCGCCTTCGCCCTGATGGCGTTCGGTGGCTTTGTACATTGAGGAACCGTGCTTGTCGTGGATTGCCTTGGCTGCGTTCATGTGTTTATGGAACGCACTTTGGTCCGACTTACCGTAACTAATCTTGCTGGTATCGTGTTCGGCAGTCTTGAGATGAACGTCGGGATGCTGTTTAAAATTGTGAGTGTCGGGATGCGGGCTTACCGACATATGTTCGACGCCCGGCTTATTCGGATGCGGATGGTACTGTTGGTGAACCACGATACCAACGTGCGACTGCTTTACCTTTTTTTCTTCGTCTCCGTGAGCCGTGTAGGTAATGGTATTCGGTGTGAATGAGACTGCTTCATGCAGTTTATGGTCTTCACGAGTGTGCATCAGGTCGCCTTGATAGACGCCTTGCTTTGGAGCAACCTTTGGAAGATGTTTCAGAGCGTGTTTTAACTTACCGACCAAGCCCGGAGCATGACCATGATGCTTTTCAATATCCGAATCGGAATAGTTGAGTTTTGGATTCTTATTGAAAGCCGACTTGGTTGCAACAAAGAATTTCTTGGTGACGGGATGGTGTCCGAAGACCAATGAAGGAGAACCATCATACTTCATGGTAAGGTCGGAACTGTGCTTCTTCGCCTTCATATGCTCGTGCGCGTGCATCAGAGCCGCGTGGGCATGTTCAAATCCCTGTGAACCGTGCATTAACGGGCGGTCTTCCGGATGATGAATATGAGTCAGCTGATTGGGATTCGTTGCTTCCGACAGCATATCGACATACGTATC